TTGCCGGTAGAATCAACGAGTTTTATCCAGATTCAGGGCGTTGATTCTACCGGCAATATATCGACTGGTTCCGGTTGCACAGCTAATCCGAGTGGTACGGCGGGGGTCGGCGTATCATGCGTTTCTCTTACAAATACAGCTATTGGAAATAACCTGTAGCTATTCCCCTCCCTGAAGGAAGGGGCTTTTTCGCTAGGCCGCAGTGGCCCGCAAACTTTCGGACGGAGCTACTTCCGCCCTAGTGGCGATGTTAATCGCCGCATTGATGTCCGCAGGCATAGAGTGCCCGCAGGAAACGCAAAGGAAAATCGCTTGGCTTGGTCTATTCCTCTTATCAATCGTTCCGCAGCACGAGCAACCTTGGCTCGTGTATCGCGGATCGACGGCGACAAGAGGAACGCCAACGCGCTTGGCCTTATAGGTCAAGAAAGCGCGGATCTGGGCGAAAGCCCAATTGGACAAGCGATTGCGACCAGCGCGGCGGGCCGAACCGCTATCCCTCCCCGGCCTAAACGCCGGGGTATCTCACGGAGATTCCTATGAGCGGACCCGCAACAAACCCATTGACTTACAATGGTTACGTCACCGCCGTAGGCACAATGGCGGTCATCGCTAGCCCCGCGACCGATCCAAACTTGACGGCGCTCATGCCGCAGATGCTCAACTATGCCGAGTTGCGCATTCAGCGCGACCTCGACCTCTTGCCGCTACAAACCGATAACTCCACCTACTCGCTTACCGCCGGCAATAACGTCCTGTCGCTATCGGTTAACGATTTCGTGACCGTACAGAACATCGCCGTGCTCAGCGGCACGCAACGCACGACGCTAACCCCAGTTACCAAGGAATATCTGCAAGCGGTCTTCGACGACACGTCGTTCACTGCGGCCCCTCAGTATTTCGCGCCCTACGGTGGCGATGCGGCGACCGGCGGCGACACGTCGCTCAACTTCCTTGTTGGCCCCGCGCCAGATCAGAGTTACCAGTTGCTGATCACGGGCACGACGCGCGCGCCGAGCTTGTTCAAATACGCAAACACGGTCCTGGCGCCTACGGCCACGACTTTCATTAGCGCATTCCTGCCCGACCTACTGCTTATGGCGTCAATGGTGTTCATTTCAGCTTACCAGCGTAACTTTTCGGCCAGCGCGGATGACCCAAACATGGCCATAAACTACGAAAAAACGTACCAGACACTTCTCAAAGGCGCCATGGGTGAAGAACTGCGGAAACGGTTTAGGGCATCAGCTTGGTCGTCTGAAGCGCCGTCCCCTGCTGCTACATCGGTGAGGGCGTAATGGCGCACTCTACGCTGAAACTCCGCGCGGGCGCTGACACAAATGAGACGCCTGTCCTTAATGAGGCCGGGGTTTCGGCGTGTCAGCTCATCCGGTATAAGTCCAGCCGCCTTGGTCTGGGCCTTATAGAAAAGCTCGGAGGTTGGTCGAAGTTCTACCCTACGCAATTTCCCTCGGTCATCCGTTCGCTGCATGCGTGGGAAGACCTCGACGGCGACGCGTGGGTAGCCGCTGGCATGGAGACCGACATCACGGGTTCCGGCTATCTCGGCGTCATGACTGGAACGCAAGGCGCCAACGGCATTATGACTGGCTCCGGGCTCAATCTGATCACGCCCAGCTTCAACGTCACGAACCCGGCCCCCGGCGTCGCGGCGACCGCTGGCAGCCCCATCATCACAGTGACCGACAGCGGGCTTACCACCATAAGCATTTTTGATTCAGTTTACTTTGTCGCGCCGGTATCGGTCGGCGGCGTGGTCCTCTTTGGCCTCTACCCGGTTTACGCCGTGCTTACGTCGACCAGCTACCAAATCATCGCGACAAACGTGCTCCAGCAGCCGCTGCCCGCTACTTCCAATGACAGCCCCGGAACGCTCCCTGCGTTCACGACCGTAGCCAATAGCCCGACTATCGCGGTCCTGTTTGCCAACCACGGCAAGAGCGTCGGCAGCACTTTCACGATTCTGCTGCCCCAGACTGTTGGCGGCGTCATTCTTTATGGCGATTATGTCGTTACGTCTGTCATCGACGCCAATAATTTCACGTTTCTGGCCGCCGATAGCGCTGTGTCCAACGCCACCGTGACGATGAACGGTGACTTGATGAACTTGATCTATAACCTCGGCGGCGCAGTGGGCTACGCCCCCGCCGGCTACGGTGAAGGCGGCTACGGCGAAGGCGGGTATGGCGTAGGCGGTGGCGCTCCGGTCATCGGCGGCACGACATGCAACGCGTCGGACTGGTCCCTCGGCAATTGGGGCGCCACGCTCTTGGCGTGCCCCGAGAGTGCGGTCGTCGAGGGCGTCAACATGTCGGGCATTTATCAGTGGCAGCCCGACACCAGTTCAAATATTGCGGCAATCATTCCGCAGGCGCCCCCCGTCAACGACGGGTTTTTCGTTGCAATGCCGCAGCGCCAGATTGTTGCATGGGGGTCGACCTTCACGGGCATCCAAGACAGGCTGCTGGTGCGGTGGTGTGATATCGAGAATTACAACGCGTGGGTCGCTACGGTCACCAATCAGGCTGGTTCATATCGCATCCCTACTGGTTCGCGCATCGTTGGCGGTATCCAGGGGCCGCAGCAAGGACTGCTCTGGACCGATATCGGCATTTGGTCAATGCAGTATATCGGACAGCCCTACGTCTACAGCTTCAACGAAATTGGCACGGGCTGTGGCCTGATCGCTCGCAAGGCGGCCGCGTCCCTGAATGGCGTCGTCTTCTGGATGGGGCCTGACCAGTTTTACCGGCTCGACGCGAACGGCGTGAACCCGATCAACTGCCCGGTATGGGATGTTGTGTTTCAGAATCTTAACCTCATTCACCTTGACAGCATCCGCGTTGCGGTCAATTCGCTGTTCAACGAAATTTCGTGGTTTTACCCGTCAACAAGCAGTTCCGGTTACAACGATTCATACGTGAAATACAACGTCGTCCTCGACGCGTGGGACTTTGGTCTTCTTGACCGCTCCGCATGGATCAACCAAAGCGTGGTCGGGCCGCCACTGGGCGCGGCCGCCAGCACGCTCTATCTTTACCAGCATGAGATTTCGACTGACGCTGACGGGCAGGCGCTCGTCTCGAATTTCACGACTGGCTTCTTCTCGCTCTCCGACGCGGACGTGAAAATCTTCATCGACGAAGTTTGGCCCGACATGAAATGGGGGACTTACTCCGGCCCGCAAAACGCAACGGTCAACCTAACTTTCGGCGTGGCCGACTTTCCGGGGCAGACGCCAACCAATATTGGGCCGTTCCCTTTCACGGCCGCCAGCACTTACATATCGCCGCGCTTGCGCGGGCGGCTGTTGCAGCTTACAATAGGAAGCTCTGACATCGGTTCATTCTGGCGCCTGGGTGGCATGCGCTACCGAGGCGCTCCTGACGGAAGATACTGATGACCGCTTCGCTCACCGACATCCTGACGGCAACGAAGAATATCGTGACGGCGCTCAACGGGGCGGCGCAGCAAACGCTACTGATTGCAGGCAACCAGGTTGCTACCGGCGTTACCACGGCGGCCCTCGTAGCGACCGGGCAGGGGCGCGTGGCGACGGTTAGCGTAATTGTGGCTGGTGTGGCGGGAAAGCTATATGATGCCTCGCTTGCCACGGCCACGACGAACCCGCTGGCGGTCATGCCAGCGACCGTTGGCGTCTTTGTCGTCAACTTGCCGTTTAATAACGGGCTTGTGGTCGCGCCGGGCGCGGGCCAGACCGTCACCGTCAGCTTCTCGGGTTAAGGATCGGGCAATGCCACTGGCCAAAGGCAAAAGCAAAGCGATAATTAGCGAGAACATCTCTGAGATGGTTCGCGCGGGGCATCCGCAAGACCAGGCGATTGCCGCCGCGCTCAACACGGCCCGGAAAACACGCGCCCCCGGCGGCGGCTTCCCTAACCCTCCCGGCCAGCAGATCGAGGGCATCACACCACCGAGCGGTAAGCTCGGCGGAAATACCGAAAAGATACACACTGGGCCAATTCACAGTGCGGTTGCCGGGCGAACCGATCACCTGCCGGTTCACGTACCGTCAGGCAGCTACGTCATACCTGCGGACGTAATTTCCGGGATGGGCGAGGGCAACACAAATGCGGGCTTTAAGGTCATGCGCCGTGTCTTTGGCGGCGTTCCGTACGGCGCCGGGAAAGCTCCCTACGGCCATAAAGGCGGCCCCTACGGCGGCGGTTCCGCGCCATATAACCAAGCAGGCGGCCCTTATGGCGAACCATTACCGGGCCATGCGCATGGCGGCAGCACCGGAAATGACGTAAAGGTCGTGGTCGCGGGTGGCGAATACACGCTCACCCCAGAAGAAGTCATAAAAGCTGGCGACGGCGACATGGAACGCGGCCACCGAGTTCTCGACGACTTCGTGAAACAGATGCGCGCCAAGACAATCAAGACAATGCAGAATTTGCCGGGGCCGAAGCGGGGGTCTGAATGACTGAAATTAAAGTTCGCTACGGCACGCCAGACGATGTCCATAAATTCATGGACCTCAGTTTCCTCTGCATTGAGGAAAACGGCCTCCTCGCGCCAAGCACGCGCAAACTCTTGGGCGAAGTGTGGGGCAGCCTCAACCTCAACCACGGCTTGACCGGTGTGATTGAGGGTGAAAATGGGATGCTTG